CTTCCGGACCCGGAACCCTCACTCTCGCCTCGCCGCTGGTCTACCCGCACGAGAAGGGCACCATCTTCACCACGATGCCTGCGTCCATCGAGCAGGCCTGCATCCTGTTCGCCACCGCCGAGGCCCTCACCAGGGGTGCTACCACCACCACCGTCCATGACGTCGGGGGTCACGGGCAGAACACCGGGGGCGACGTGGTGGGACTTACCACCGAGGCCGAGCTTCTGTGCCATCCGTTCCGCCGTACCATCTAGAGATGTTTGTGGTTTACGCAACTTAACTGCTACGCTTCACTGTATGCCAGCAACCTGTTCAGCAGTAGAAGAATGCGACAAGCCAGCGTTTCGTCGTGGATGGTGCTCTATGCATTATTCCCGGTGGCAGCGATACGGTAGCTTCACGGTTGTCAATAAGCCAGGCAGTCCGCGCAGACTAGGTGAATGCTCAGTAGATGACTGCTGTATTCCGGCAGTTGCACGAGACTTCTGTCAGAAACACTGGATCAGATGGCGAAAGTTCGGTGATCCGCTCGTTACTAAGCTAGACCGAGATCGTACTCCTGAGGAGCGATTCTGGTCGAAGGTCAACAAAAATGGCCCCGTTCCGGAGTGTGCGCCGCGTCTTGGCCCATGCTGGCTGTGGACTTGCGGTCTCATGGAGGGATACGGAGCCTTCTGGTTCGAGGGTGGCAACATCGGCGCGCACCGGATGGCATACAGATGGCTTATCGGAGAAGTCCCCGATGGTTGTGAACTCGATCATCTCTGTCGTGTTCGCGCTTGCTGTAATCCGGAACATCTAGAACCGGTCAGTCACCTGATCAACGTTCGTCGCGGAACCTCACCCTGGGCAATCAATGCGGCAAAGACTCACTGTCCGCAAGGTCATCCGTATGACGATGATAATACTTACTGGCATAACGACGGACGCTACTGTCGCGAGTGTGCCCGCCGCCGCTGCCGTGAGTACTATCACAACAAGAAAGCGGGACCTTCATGAAGACGCGCAGCCGCCGGGGAACGCACAAGAGCCAGCGCCGGGGAAAGGCGATGAACCGCCATGCTCCCTGCGACCACAAGGCCGTAAGCTACGAGGCTGCCGCCCAGCGCAGGCTGCATCCTATTGCCGAAGTGCACGCAGGCTCCTCTTCTGTCTCCGGGAAGGCCCAGAAAGCACAGAAGGCAGAAAAAGCACAGAAGGCAGAAAAGGCCTAGGCAGACTTTACCGCCTTTTACTGGTAACATAACTTCAGGCGGGAGCGCCGTGCCCATTGTCGCTGTCCAGCAGTTCCTGCTGAATCTTCTTGACGGGCTTCCCATGCCGTACGGGTTCCCGAGCGCGAAAGCATACGTCACCCCCCCGGACCCGAGGGTGCGCGCGAAGATCCCCGCGATCTACATCTGGCCTTCCGACGGGGACGAGAACAGGTCGGCCGACCTCGGGGGAACCATCCCGAGGAACACCGGTCCCGGAACCGGATCCGGGACCAAGGGGATCGTTCACCGCATGGACGTGTACCTGACCTGGTTTTCAGCCGGGTCAGGGAAAGTGCAGGATCCCATCTTCCCGGGGATGCTGGACGCCGTGATGTACGCGCTGAGATTCAGCCAGCCGAATCCCGTGACCTGGACTGACACCAACTCCGGACTGGTCTCGGAAATCTGCAATATCGGTGAGGAAATCACTTACCGCACGGGAATCGAATCCACTGCCGACGAACGGCAGAAACGATATGACGCCCTCATCGGGGTTAACGCCTGGGAAATCTTCCGGGCCTGAGTTAATGAAAGTTCAGGCTTTCGAGCCATAAAAAATTGCCGCATAGGGCCTGCATCCTACCGGCAGAGAGGATCCACGTGTGGCTCTCGGAACGCCAAACGTATACCCGTCAGTACTGTCCCAGCTGGGGGTAGCACGCGAATTCACTGCCGGGACGGCGGTATCCCCTACCGTCATTCACCCGGTGGAGCAGAACAACTACGAGCCTGAGGACATGCCGAAGTTCCTCGATGACAAGGCCATCCGAGGGTCCATGACGGACTTGTTCTACAAGACCCTCGGCGTGGAAAGCTCGTCGTTCAGCTTCGGCGGCCCCAACTTCCTCGACACCCATGGCTATTTCATGGACAACATCTTCGGGGACCTGTCCACCACCTGCAACACCCTGACCACCCCGGCGACGGTCTCCGGGACCATTCCCGTGGGAGCAGTCCAGTTCACTCTCGGGAGTGCCCCGCCAGCCGGGTGGACGGCAGGTGCGTACATCCAGATGGGAACGGCGCTCACCGCGAACACTCCCGCCTGCTACGCGAACGAGGTCCTGCTGATCTCGTCCACCGCTCCCAGCAACGTCATTAACATCCTTACCACCCCCGTAAGGTTCGCCCACCCCTCCGTCGTCGCCGGATCAACGGTGGCCGGGTCCACGGTCGGGAACCTGGCAACGGGAACGGTGTTCACGCACCGCTTCGCGCCGCTGAACTCGGCTCTCGGATACGGGGGAGCGTACGGGGCCCAGCCTCCGACGCACACCTTCACCGACGTGACCAACATCGTCAACGTGTTTACCAACGCCACCTACGGGACGGCTCCCAGTAACACGTTCGGGGCACGCGCCTACCCCAGCGGGGTCCTGAAGACCATGGACTTCTCCGGGAACGCGGAGCAGCTCCTGAACGTCAAGATGGCCGGGGATGCCTGGCTGTCGACGGTATCGTCGGCGGCAGTCACCGCACAGCCGACGAACTCCCGTCCTATTCCTAACTGGAACACGACGGTCGTGATCGCCGGGAACACCGTGTCCTCCTCGGGGGCGTTCTCCGGGATCGGGGAATTCAACCTGTCCGTGAAGCGGGCAACCCAGACGTACTGGATTGTCGCGGGAACCCAGACCCCGTTCATCATCGGACGCGGGCCCATCACCATGGACGGGACCGTCCAGTGGGATCCGACCAACACGGAAACCCCGCTGGACCTGATGCTGCTCAACGCCCAGGCCCCGATGTCGATTACCACCACCAACAGCGGGATCCCGAACTCAGGGACGCCTTTCACCCTGACTTTCACCATGTCCCAGGTGGCGAACATCAAGTCCAAGATCATGCGCTCCAAGCTGCTCATCGGATACGGGAACAGCTATGAGGCAGTCGCCAACAGCATCGACATCGGAGGTTCCGGGGGCCTTTCCCCTGGGAGCATTACGCTCGTGAACGCAACCCCGACCTACTAGAAGAAGAGGGAAACGCGAATGGCTCGTGCAGAGCTTCCGTCCGGAGCATGGGTGGAATACCGCGACAAGCTGATGGCCGGGGACCGGTTCGAGGTCCAGTCGGTTGTCTCGGTCGAGGTTGCCGACGGCAAGAACAAGGCCAACTTCTACGAGATGGCCAACGACATGCGCAACGCCCTGCTCGGGAGGATCATCACCGACTGGAGCTTCCCGGTCCCGATCCCCTCCAAGGCCATCAACGTCGCCGCTGACATCGTCATCGGGAACACGATGGACCTCGAAGACTACTCGGCCCTCGAAGAGGCGGTCGAGCCGCTGATGGATCTCATCACGGGGCAGACGCGACCAGACCCAAAAAAGCAGTCAAGCAGCTCGTAAGTCATTACGTCTTCACGAGCAGCGGTTTTCACGACCCGCGTTACGCCCCTCCCCTCCCGGAAGGGTTCACGGACGAGATGGCTGCGTACGCGCATTTCAGGAGGGTGAGCGGGTGGACCCCGGAACAGGTCCGGTCGCTCACCCTCGATGAATTGTACTGGCTCCCTATCGAGGATGAAGCGCACGACATCGCGCAGGCGCAGGTCTCCCGGATCGACTCGGATTAAGGAATAGCGAATGGCCCGTATTCTCTGGCACTCATGTTCTCCCTGGTCACCCAGCGGGTACGGCCAGCAGACTGCGATCTGGATTAAAGAACTGATCAAGATGGGGCACGAGGTCGTCGTCAGCGCCTACTTCGGGGTAAGCGGGTCCCCGATCACCTGGGAGGGAATTCCCATCCTCCCGGGGTGGGGAGCGAACTACTGCTCCCCGTCGCTGCTCGGGCACGCACGGGCCGTCCAGCCGGACCTGATCATCACTCTCGGGGATATCTGGGTCATGGATCATTCCATTCTCGCCCAGCTCCCGGTCGCGCACTGGCTTCCCTCTGACTGCCGCCCGATGAGCCTGGCAGATAAAGGCGTGGTGGAAGCTTCCGGAAGCGAGCTGATCGCGATGTCCCGTTTCGGGCAGGAGCGCTTCATCTCGGCCGGGTTCAATCCCGTCTACGTCCCGCACGGGATCGACACGGACATCTTCTCCCCCGATGGGGACCGGGAGAAGACCCGCGAGGCGTTCGGGTACACCGGGAAATTCGTGGTCGGGGTGAATGCCGCGAACAACGACGCGATCAGGAAAGCGCTTCCGGAGATGATGCTGGCGTTCGCCCGGTTCAGCAAGCGCCATCCTGATTCCCTGCTGTCCCTGCACTCGGGTATCCACACCGACGGAGGGCAGGACCTTGAGGTGGTGGCGGAGAACCTCGGGATCGGGGATCTCGTCCAGGCGGTCGATCAGTACCAGTACGCGTGCGGCCTCATCACCCCGGAGAACCTCGCCCACTGGTACCGGGGGATCGACGTCCTGTGCGCTGCCACCTTCGGGGAGGGCTTCGGGATCCCGATCATCGAGGCTCAAGGCTGCGGGACTCCGGTGATCACCACGAACGGGAGCGCCATGCCGGAGCTGAACCCGCACGGGATCAGCGTGGACGGGGATCCGTTCTGGAACGGGGTCCACAAAGGCTGGTGGATCCGCCCGAGCGTTTCCGAGATCGAGGACGGTCTCGAACAGGCGTACCTCAGTCAGAAAGATCTTGACCGTAACCAGATCCGTGAATTCGCCCTGACCTACGATAAGGACGTCGTCGCGGAGAAATACATGAAGCCCGCTATCGAGACCCTGCTGGAGCGCAAGGGATAATGCCGAGGTACGTCTCTATCGAGGAAAACATCGAGATCCTCCTCGACATCGAGGGGAAGGCTCAGTCCCCGGAGGCGTATGCCGCTGTCGCTGACGCGATGGCAGCTCATATTGTCGAGCGCATCCGCAAGATCACCCTGCGCCAGTCCCGGCACCCTAGCGGGAGCTGGCACAGGGCCCGCCCCAACGAACCCCCGGCGACTGCCTCGGGGTTCCTCGCGAAATCCACGTTCTACACTCCCGCGCACAAGTCGATCCGGGCCAGGGCGGTCGTGGAAAACTCAGCCGAATACTCCCGGATCCTGGAGTTCGGGTGCGTCATCGAGTCATTCACGAAGAGACTGCACTGGATGGACTCCGGAGGTAACTGGTACCACGAGATCCTGTTCTCCCCGCCGCACCCGTTCATGGAGCCGACTGTTACCGAAGCTATGGCCGACGGATCGCTGCGCGATGCGGCGACCGAGGCGTTCAGGCCCTACGACCCCTGAGAAAGAGGAGGTGAGCGATGCCTAAGGCAGGTGGTCTTGACTCAGTCGTCCAGCCGTTCGCCACCGATCTCACCAACTATTCTCTCGCCGGGGCCGTCCAGGAGAACCGCACCCTTCTCACCTCCGTCACCGAGCTGTCCAAGCAGGTCGAGGCCATGTCGAGTGGCCTGCGCCAGATGGGGCAGCTCGGTGATTTTGTTGCCGGGGGATTCAGTAAGGTCACCGGGCAGGCGAGAAGCCTTGCCGATGTCATCAACGACGCCGCCGACGCCAGCCAGAAGCTTGTTGCCACCCAGAAAGGGATTGCGGACGACGCAGCTATCGCGCGCATTGAGGCCCTGAGGGAGTCCATCCGGGCATCGGCAGCTGAGCAGCTCGGGTTTGCCGACAGCGTCCGGGAAGCCTACACCGAAGCCGACCGGCTCCGCGAGTCAGTGAAGGCAGTAGATGAAGTTACTGCCATGGCCAACCTCAGTACGCAGAAATGGCGTACTGAGCTAGGTGCACTTGACGATGATTCCCGGAAGGTCGCAGCTGGAACGGATCGCCTGACTACCAGCTGGGATCGGCAGCGGCAGGCCCAGGAAAGATCTATTACCGCTACCCGCAGGCAAATCCAGGGCCTGATGAATGATCTTGCTGATCTTGGAGAAGTCAACATCGAGGGTATCGGGGTAGCGCACGCCATCACCCGGGCCGGGACGATCGGGAAGGGCGGAGATCTTTTCGGGGGGAACATGAGAGCCCCGGGCGGCAGCGGCGGGAGCCCCTCCGGGGACGTAGCCGCGCAGATGGCCGCGCACCGCGTGATCATGCAGCGGGACATGGACGCTGCGGTGGCGGCGAACATGAAGCAGATCAACGACTTCCTGGCAGCACAGAAAGCCGCTTCCGCTCCCCCTGGGCAGACCTTTCTCGCCACCGGGGGCCAGGGGTCAGCCATTGTCGACCGTGCGGTCAAAGATGCTCAGGCTAGAGGCCTTATTCCCGTACCCGGAGGGGGGGACGGCGGGGCCGGGGCAGGAGATGACGCTGCCGCCCTTGTCGCAGGGCTTGCCTCCAGGGGCGGGGACGGGTCCTCCCGCTTCTACGGGATCGGGAGCGTTCTCGCGGGGGCCCTCGGGGGGCACATGGCCGGGGGCGGAGTCGGGGCAGCACTCTCCGCAGCCGGAGTTGCCAGTGCCATCGGGATGATGCGCGGCGGCGGGGGGGGTGGCGGAGGCATCGGGGGCGCGCTCGGGGGGATCTTCGGCCCGAACCCCGCCGGAGGCGGGAAGAGCATCGGGGACACCTTCAGCGGAACGGTAGCCCC